GAAGAAAAGGAAGTCCAAGGCGAAGAAAAGGAAGTCCAAGGCGAAGAAAAAGAGGTAGAAGAAGTTGTTGTCACTAAAAAACGCCGAACCAAACGTCCCACTAAAGGCGTTATTCTTGTGCCTCCAGAAGAATGGGTTGATATTGATAAAGTTGAAACCATAACTCGCTTGCCTCCTAAGAAACCACATGTGAATATTAAGGTTTCAAGTTATTTTATGAATAATAGAGAGAAATTTGTCAACTTTATTAACTCTATGTTTAGCACATATCGTGAAGAAGTTATGGATGACTCATCTGAAATATCATGCGATAATATAGGTCAAAGTTCATCTGGTGAATTTTCTCTCTTGACTCATCAAAAACTGGTGCGCGATTATTTGAATTTATACACGCCTTATCGTGGGCTTTTGCTATTTCATGGATTGGGTAGCGGCAAAACGAATAGTTCAATAGCCATTGCAGAGGGGTTCAAGAGTAATAAAAAAGTTATTGTAATGACCCCTGCGTCTTTAAGAAGGAATTATATAGAAGAAATTAAACGTTATGGCGAACCAATTTATAAGAAGAATCAGTTTTGGCAATGGATTTCAACAAGAGACCATCCTGAAGCTATTGATACGTTATCTAGCGTGCTAAATTTGTCTATTGAATATATTAACAGAAAAAAAGGCGCATGGTTAATAAACACAACAAAACCCAGCAATTATGATACATTAGAACCAGCTGAAATCAAAAGCTTAGACGACCAACTTGACGAGATGATTCAATATAAATACAAATTTATTAATTACAACGGTTTGCGCCGAGACAAATTAAAAGATATGACAAACAACTTTGAAACGAATATATTTGATGACGCTGTTATTGTCATTGATGAAGCTCATAACTTTATTAGTAGAATTGTAAATAAGATTGCAAAGGAAAAAGAAATCCCTGTAGATAGAACTGGTAAAAAGGAGCGGGTTCCTTATTCATTGGCTCTCATTTTATATGAATTATTATTAAGTGCAAAAAATGCCAGAGTCGTTTTGTTATCTGGAACGCCAATTATTAACTATCCTAATGAAATTGGAATACTTTTCAATATCTTGCGCGGTTACATAAAGACTTGGGAGATTCCTCTTGACATCCGTTCCGGACAATCTGTTGGAAAGGAGAAGTTACAGGAGATATTCGCGAGAGAAAAAGTATTAGATTATTTGGAATATTCCAAAGACAAGGTGCTAACTATCACCAGAAACCCTTTTGGATTTGAAAATAAAGTCAAAGAAGACACTGGTTATCAAGGAGTTACAAATAAAAAGAAAGAATTTAAAGATGAAAAGGGAAAAATTCACATTGAAGAGCGTGGAACTATTAGTGACACTGATTTTGAACGCAGAGTTATTAGTATTTTGGAGAACGCAGGAGTAAGCGTAAATAGGGCTGGAATTAAAATTAATTACCAAAAGGCATTACCTGATAAATTTGATGACTTTGTTGAAATGTTTATTAAAGCCGATTCAGGTGAGACTAAAAATATGGAATTATTCAAACGTCGTATTATTGGTTTAACGTCTTATTTTAGAAGCGCGCAAGAGTCACTTATGCCTAAGTATGAGAAACTTACAGATTTTCATGTTATTAAAATACCAATGAGCGATTACCAATTTACTGTGTATGAAGCAGCTCGCGCTCAAGAGAGAAAACAAGAAAAGAACTCTAAGAAAAAGAAAGGTGTGATGGATGAAAATGGAATTTATAAAGACCCAACTTCAACATATCGTATTTTCTCTCGTTTATATTGTAATTTTGTTATGCCAAAACCTCCAGGACGACCTCTTCCAAAAGAAGAGCGTGAAGAAGCCACACAATTGGAGAATGTCTATGAGGAAGCTTTAAAAGAAACTTCCAAGAAAGGAACAAATGATTTGGAAGGCGAAGCATGGGACGGTGAAATTGAAGGCGACGAAGCAATTGAAAAATTAGCAGATGCAACATATGAAAGACGTATCCAACGAGCTATTGAGTTTTTAAAAGAACACGAAAGCACAGTATTATCGCCAGAAGGATTAGAAAAATATAGCCCAAAATACTTGAACATATTAGAAAATATTCAAGACCCGGAGCATCGCGGTTTACATTTGGTTTATAGTCAATTTAGAACACTTGAAGGAATTGGAATATTTAAAATGGTTCTAGAGGCAAATGGATTTGCTCAATTCAAAATTAAAAAGGATGCAAGTGGTGTGTGGAATTTAGATATTAGCGAAGAGGATAGAGGCAAACCAACATTTGCATTATACACTGGCACAGAGTCCGCGGAAGAAAAGGAGATTATTCGTAATATTTATAATAGCGATTGGGACATGAAATCTCCTATTACAACTGAATTAAAGCAGATTGCTCATAATAACCATACTGGAGAAATTATAAAGGTTTTAATGATTACTGCGTCTGGTTCAGAAGGCATTAACTTGAGAAGCACTCGCTATGTTCACATTATGGAGCCATATTGGCATCCAACACGCGTAGACCAAGTTGTCGGCAGAGCGCGGCGCATTTGCAGTCATAAAAATTTACCAGAGGCTCTGCAAACTGTGGAGGTGTTTCTTTATTTGATGACATTTACAAAAAAGCAAATTGATAGCGGAGAATCTATAGAGTTGAAAAGAATGGATAAAAGCAAACGAACTTACAAGATTCACGTAGAGGGAAAGGAAGACAAGGAGGAACACATACCATTAACTAGTGACGAAGCGTTGTTTGAGATTTCAACTATTAAAGAGGATGTAAGCTCTAAGATAATAACTGCCATTAAAGAGGCATCCATTGACTGTGCCGTTTATTCAAGACGCGGAACAAAAGAGCAATTAACTTGCTTGCAATTTGGTGAACCATCTTCTACAGCGTTTTCATACGTTCCTAGTTATAAAAAGGAAGAACCCGACACTGTCTCAAAGATAAATAAAAAACCAATTGAGTGGCGCGGCAAACCATACGAATTTCGTGGAAAAAAATATATTTATCGCAAGATGGATAAGGACCGAGGAAATTTATATGACTGGGATAGTTACCACAGAGCCTTGGAAAATCCTCAAGTAGAGCCAATTTTGATTGCTACTGCAGAGAAAACACCCGCTGGAGTTGTTATTAGAAAGATTTAGAAAGTTTATTTTTGTTTTTATTTTTGTTTTTATTTTTGTTTTTATTTTTGTTTTTATTTTTAATTTTTTTGGATTTGATACCATACGGGTTTTTCTCTCTTCTTCCATGAAGCTATCTTTTGTTTTTCTGGGGTTTGATAGTATCGGCGATATGCTTCAACCGCGTCTTCGCATTTGCATTCAACTGGCATTGCTTGAGCAAATGGTGTCAGACCTGATTTTGGAAACTTTTCCGAGCTTGGTGCATATTCTCGCAAATATTTTGCGACAATATACGATTTATGCATTTTTTCTGGGGGATGATTATACCGGTATTTCCACTCGGTATGCATAGCATCAACAAGGTCTAATGCCCACATATAATTTGCCAGAGATGTGCGCATCCAAATAGTTACTGGATGATTTTTGTGAGCAATCTTGTATATTTTTATTTTTGAGTTTATTTTATTTTCTGAATCAACAATTTGTATGGCAGTACAAAGCATCTGAACGGCTTCCAAAAGAATTTTAATAACGTGCTTGTCAAACATTGATTCTGCGCATTCTGTAAAGTTTAATGAGAGAATAAATAGATTCATTGTTATATTATAACTTATTTATTGGTTGTTTGTTATAATTAAAAAACTTATTTTAGTTTCAATTTTTTAATTTGAAATTATATTAATTTGCTGGTTGAACGTTTTTTGTTGTTAGACAAGATAACAATATAATTGCAACCATGCTTAGACGTTTCATTTTTTCATATTTTTTGTAATAATCATCAGGTTTTGATAGAATATACAGTTTCTCTAATCTCTCCTTTTCAGTTTCATTAGTTTTATTATAAATAATTATTAATCCTGTTAGCATTGATAGAACCAAAATTTCTGAGGGAATAATTAAATAATTGCTAGTAATTTTATTACTTAATTCTGAAATAACTGTTTCCATATTAAATGTCTCCCTATAAGTTGTTCTGACAATTGCTGATATTGATGCTATTTTTGTTTGGTCAAATTCAATTGCTTCATAAAGAGGAGTAATTTTATAAATAGGCTGAGGATTTTTAAACATTTTTTTTTTTGTAATATTGTATCTTTCTTCTTCGTAGTAATATTCTTCTTGCACATTTTCCCATACAACCTCTCCATCATCCCAGGTTATTTCTTTTATTTCGGTTAATTCATTTATTTTGCTAATTTTTATTAGACGTTCATTTTTGTGTTTAAATGGTGACCAAAACCCCATTGATTTTGATATATTTGAACTTAATAGTAAATACATCAACAAATCGCTTAAAACTCTCATACTTGTTTGTTATTATTTGACTTTATAATTTTTATTGAAAAGTTAATCAATTTTTATTTTGCTTATAATTGATAAAATTGTATTCATCTTTTCATCCAAATTTTTTATGAGAATGTTTATATTTTTTAATTCTTCTTTTAATTCATTTTCCATTATTTGAGGTTGTTTTGCAGGCTTTAATTTTGAGAAAATATCATTCTGTATGGGTTTATTATTGCCATGGTCAATGTCTTGAATATTCAAACTAATTCCATTCGCTTCATTAGATTCATATTCTGAATTTGGTCCCCATGTTACAGTTTTTTCTGATTTATCTAAAGGTGGACCAATTTGTATTAGTTTTGGTGTTTGCTGGTGAACATATTGGTATTGCGTTTGTTTTTGTTCCATTTTAATTTTTGAATTCTCATTGTCTTGTATTTTTTCACTTTTAACAGATGTTTCAGCAGGTTTTAACCATTTTGCAACTTCGTCTTTATTTAAAGTTTTATGAATATTTTCTATATCAAAATTCCGTTGAGCCAAAGTCCTCGCAATTAGTTCATCTATGGCGCCTCCAATCGGTTTATCTAATTCAGCGTCACCAAATTTTGGAGCTTCCGGAACAGGAATTGACATTGCGCTCATAAAATCGTTTTTCTTTTCTGAGAGAGACTTTTCAAACGCATTAAGTCTCTCGCTATGCAGGTCTTCTATAGTAAAATTAGTCGGTTCTTTGTTAGAAATGTTTATTTTTTGTGGTTGAAATTGTTGTTGCGATTGCTGAGGTTGTTTAAAACTTATCATGATTTCCCCAATAAATTTTTTATTCATTTGCATTAAATTCTGTTTTACTGTTTTCTCCCTTTCAAAAAATATTCTGGCTTGGTTTATAAAAAATCCTCTCGCATGAGACACTTGTTCTTGGGATTTTAATCTATCATTAATGTCATCTAAAATAATTTCCCAAAGCATTTCAATGTTCTCTGTTGTTATAAAATCTATGTTAATTTGAGCATTAGACATTTTTATATAATTAATAAACGTATATTATTTATATGATTTTACACCGTATATAAAATGATATAAAATCAAAAACTTTAAATTATGGCATAACAAAGGTTGTTTTTCTATATACACCATTTTTAGCCCACATATCAAATGAAAACTCTAACTTTTCTTCATTTGAACTATAACTAATATATGGGTTTAAATGTTGTTGCGAATAACTCCAAAGACGTATAGAGCACCATGTTGATTTTTTACCATTGTAAAGAGTGGTTCTTCCTTCTGTTATTAATCTTCTTTTCAATAGTATCCGAATTGATTCTTTATAAAATTCCTTATTTATTTTATTAATAATATGAATATTACCGCGACGAACCACGATTCTCTCGTCAAATGATAAAATAATTCTCACAATTTCTTCCGGAAGATATTTTGTTAGGCAATCTAATTTCATTTTCAATATATAATTATGAAATTATGCCTTTAAATTTATCTACCAGTCCAAACTTTTATTAAAGGTAGATTATGATAATTATCTTTTTCTTGAAAAGATATCCCCCAAGTACAATATGTGTGTATATTTCCCAACAATGTTTCTTCTTTTTCGCATTTTTTTAATAAACAACCAATTACTCGCTCAAATGACATTCTATCATTTCTTGTTATTACACATTCTAGTAGTTTGCTAAGATCGTATTTATTGTTAACGTAAAGCAAATAATCGTGCGCAATAATGGACATGCCACCAAAACAACCTTTCCATAAATCTTTATTTTCATAAAATTTAAGCAAATCATCATCATGAAACATTTTTATCATTTTTGTTTCATCCTCTATCTGGTCATAATAATGTTCAAAATCCCATATTAATTTAAATTTATTTACACTAAAATCTATATATGAGTTTATAAACACGCTATCATGAATTATAACAGCAATATCAAATAACTTGTTATGCAAATAATAAAAATATGGTAATAATTCAGCTCTTCCAGGATATTCGCTATTTATAATAGTAGTTTTATACAAATCCCGTTCTATTATATAATCGCGGTTACTATTATCATCTATAATAAGTATTTGGTTTTCAGGATAATATTTTCGGATACAATCGTAGCAATGATTCCAATAAGTATTTGTTAGTTCATTGTTTACGTGTCTCAATATAATAAACCCAACTTGATTCATGTATATAATTAATAATTATAATTTATTTAATATAGTTATCAATTTTAATTTCTATTTTGAATTACAACTCTTTGTTAAAATAAACTTTTCTGAATTGCTCCATATATTTGTCGTCTAATATATGAGTTTTAAAGTAAGTGCTATCGTGACGGTCTTCTAACATGTGCGCAATAAAATACAAAGAATAAATCCCACATTCTGTGTCACCATATTGATGTTCAACTGGATAATTCTGGTCAAACTTGAAATTAATGGGAATTTTTAATTGTTTACCTTGTTTAATAATACGGTTCACCAATTTCATTACTTGCCTGGGGGCCTTATCACCAGCACTATCAAAGAAAAATATCTCTCCCTTTTTAATATTAACAAACATAGAAACCCAGTGCGAACCTCCTTTATAATGAGGGTCCAAGTTAAATATCATTCCTATTTTGAATCGTTTATTTTTTATTTCGTCTTCAATATTGAAATGGCATAACTCTTCCCAAACACATTCACCGTATAATTTATGTGTGTCAAAATCAATTGGTGATGGGCCAATAAAATCAAAACATTTATATTTAATCTCATATTGCTTCATAACTTCCAATATATCTGTGCTTGATAACCATTCATTTGGGTTTTTACTCCATTCTTTGGGAGAGACTGGCGCAAACGAAGATTGTAATTCTTTATCTAATTTGCCATTGACAAACTTTTGTTTTAACCAACAGGATTCTTTGTTGCAGACACCTCTTAACTTGTTGTTTAATTGAGTCCAAATTTCCTTTGCGTCGTTGGATTCAATCTTGGAATCTTCATGACGAGCATTCCATAAATCTTTCAACTTATACAAAGTTTCATCTTCTAAACACGTATATTTTTTATCAGCAGTCTGTGGACTGCATCTTAATTTTACTGTCTTGAACTCCTTCATCATTTTTTCTCTAAATAGATGGTTTCTTCTTGTAGTTTGGTTATTAGAAGATTTATGTTTTTGTGTCCTTCTCATTGCTTTTGATTTTTTCCTCTGAGGTTTCCTCATATTTATTATTGATATTATTCTTTTTACGAATACCTTTATTTTTAAAGACTGGGTCTTTTAAGTTAATGTCTTTTTGCATTGGAATAATTTGAGCCTTTTGACCTATTTTTGTTGTTGTTCTTTTAACTATTTTTTCTAGAGAATTTGGTTCGGTAATTTTAATAGAACGCATTAATAACTTATTTAGTTCAGTTTGATCGCTTTCTGATAATGCATTGTCTAGTGTTCCCAGTTCATCAATCATTCCGTCATAATCTGACTGAATTATGTCTGTTTTATCTAAAGTTTTAAAATATTCAATACAGACTTTAGTGTATGAATCAAATGCAGAAGACACATCTGGAAACATCATTTCAGGTTTTTCATTATTTAATAATTGTTTTGTTAAATCAAAAATGCGACGTTTATAAAATTTTTTCTCCTTTTTATTAACAGTTTTATTATTTGGTTTGCCTTCTGCTTGTCTAAGATATTTTGCATATTGTGTTTTGTTCATTAAGCATTCTAAAGTCAGTTCTGATATTATATTTTCTGTCATTTTATTTTTTTTCTCTTGAGAGAAAATGCCGCAGCCCCTTTAAGTTGTTTGTTCCGTTTTTTATGTTTTTATTCCAATTTTTTATTTTTTCTGTTTTTTATTTTGCACACACATGTCATTTGGAGTTAAATCTTTAAGTTGCTGTCTAGTGCAGTTTTGGAATAATCCTTGACCAATATTCTCAGTATTTGGGTTAAATGAGTTAAAATGCTCGTTTTGAAATAATCCGGGAAAAGGTTGCTGCACGTTGCTGCTATTATTTTTAAAATTAAATTTATACAAATCACTATTTGAACTAGGAACATATACTGACTGACTGCATGATTGAAGTGCGTAAATTTGGTTTCTTAATTCAGATTCCGTGTTAATATTTGTGGCAAAACCAGACCATGGTGCTTGCGCATTTCCAGGGTTAAACACTTCAGTTGTGCTATATACTGGCTGTTGCACTAGTTGCGTTTTAATTGGTGCCCTAGGATCCACAATAGGCATGATAGAATATTTTGTCATAACAGGCCTTACACTTAGATAAGGCTGCAACATATGCGACGGAATATTTCTATCATAGATTCTCGTATTAATAGAATTTGTTATTTGCGATGCACACTCTCTTAATCCTTGTTGGGTTGTCATTAATATACTGAAATATAATTTATTTTAACCTTACTACACTTTTCTAAATTTATAAAATCAATATAAAGAAAAATGGCCTTAATAAATAAGGAAACTATATGTGTGGAATATTTGCATTATTAAACAATGATAACTTGTTTCAGAAAAAATTTATTAATGACCAATTTATGAAGGGCCAAAGCCGAGGACCAGAATTTTCTAATATGCAATCATATACACTACAGTGTTTATTAGGTTTTCATCGTTTAGCTATTAACGGTTTGAATGATTTGTCCAATCAACCAATTATAATTGGTGATACTGCTGTTATTTGTAATGGTGAGATTTATAACTATAAGGAACTATATGAACTAATGGGCATTAAACCTAAAACACAATCAGATTGTGAAGTAATTATCCATTTATACAAAAGGTATGGAATAAAACAGACTCTGCAAATGTTGGATGGTGTTTTTGCATTTGTTCTTTGCGAGGTTAACTTCAATGATCCAATATCAAAGATATACGTTGCAAGAGACCCATACGGTGTTAGACCCTTGTATTCTTTAAAACAAAAAACGTTTCAACCAGATAGCCGGACACCTATTTATGGGTTTGCGTCGGAACTAAAGCAATTGTCGGAGTTTTCTAAAGAGCTTCCAAACCACGTTGTTGAACAGTTTAAACCCGGGACTTATAGTAAGTTTACTATGAAATATCAGGTATCTCCAAAGTGGGAACTTAAAAAAGAACAATATCTATATCATTCTACTGGTTTTTCTACTGTTATTAATGAAACACAATATGATATTGGATGCACGTTAAAAAATATACAACATTATTTGTGTGAAGCAGTAAAAAAGAGAGTCTTAGTTACTGAACGACCGATTGCGTGTTTATTGTCTGGTGGTTTAGATAGCAGCTTAATTACAGCGCTTGTAAATGAGAATCACAAGAAAAATTCTGACAAGCCATTAGAAACATTTAGTATTGGTCTAGAAGGTTCGGAAGACTTGAAATACGCTCGGATTGTCGCAGATTATTTGGGAACAAACCACACTGAAATTTTATTGACTGAGCAGGATTTTGTTGATGCAATTCCAGAAGTTATTTGTGCAATTGAAAGTTATGATACTACTACAGTAAGAGCCAGTATTGGTAATTATTTGTTGGGAAAATATATTTCTGCAAATAGTGATGCAAAAGTTATCTTCAACGGAGACGGTTCAGACGAGTTGTGTGGTGGTTATTTATATATGCACGCAGCACCAGATGCAATTGAGTTTGACAAGGAATGCCGTCGTCTTTTGAGTGACATTCATGCATTTGATGTTTTGCGTTCGGATAAGTGTATTTCGTGTCATGGTTTGGAACCTAGAACTCCATTTTTGGATAGAACGTTGGTTCAGTATTACTTGAGTATTCACCCGTCACTAAGATTTCACAAGGGAAACAAACAGAGTGAGAAGTTTTTACTAAGAATGGCGTTTAGTGAGAATAATTACTTAAATTCTAATGGCTGTGCATTATTACCTAAATGTGTTTTATTTAGAACCAAGGAAGCGTTCAGTGACGGAGTTAGTAAAACAACTAGGTCTTTGTATGAAATTATTCAAGAAAAGGTTGTTGTTTTGGCAGCTTCAACAGAACTGTTTAATGTAAAGTATGAGCATAACACGCCAGATACAGATGAAAAGAATTATTACCGCAGCATCTTTGAGAGTTACTATCCTGGACTCGGAACTATAGTTCCCTATTTTTGGATGCCGCGTTATGTAGACGCTAAGGATTCTAGTGCAAGAACATTGCAAATATACAATGAAGTTAAAACTGACATAAGTTAAATAAACATTGAAATATTTAATTCATATTTTTTTCTGAGTTACATCTTCAAAAGTTTATGCAAATGAGAATATGTTATCAAAATAAGTAATCCAATAGGTAAAAATAATGGTTCATAATAGTTTACGTAAGTCCACGTCATTACAAATATAATTGGAAATATATTACCAGAAGGTATCATTTTGTAACAGTCGGAAGTTCTAAAATAAATCCAAAATCCGGAACAAATTACAGCAATGATTACTTTATTGCTGTAAGTTAAATAATTATCTAATATCATATTATATATTATGTTTACAAAATTATATTTAGACACGACAAATCCAAAACTTACTTTCTCTCATCTTTTTGAGGCAACGACATTGGGTCCAATGATAGTTTCCATCCTTCTACACACAATTGTTTACACTTTATTTTGTAATATAGTAAGTTGGGTATTCTTTGGAAAATTATTATCAAAACCAATAAATCTAAGACTAGTATCATGTTTAATTTTAATTATGTTTTTTGGGTTTATAGGAAGATTTATTCACGTGAAAGATATTTATAAAGGATATAATGGAAATATGGAAAAAACGAGAGAATATACAGACAAACACTATATTTCTTGGGTGTTTATTTCATAAGAAATTATTTGAATGCTAGATAATAAAATAAAATTTACGCGTTTATTTTATTCGTTACATATAATAAAATATGTCAATACATAAGGATTTATATAAGATTCAAGATTTTTGGTTCAACGTTTTCATTGTTTTAACATATTCGCTATATATATTATTTACAATTGGACTATTTAAAAGCGCTCCACAATATTTAGAAAGGTTAGATTACTATGTTAAAATATATATAAGCTTATTCTTATTATGGAGATTCAATCCTTTTAGAAAAATTCATTTTACAGAACTAGATAGAAAAATAGCATTTAGTGCCGGAATATTCTTATTTACAACTAGTGCAATTAATCAAATACTTAACAACTATTTAACATACGCTAAGAATAAATTAATATCAAAAATTTCTTTCGGTTCTTTAAATAATAATAATAAATCAGAATAAATCAGATTAAATCAGAATAAATCAGATTAAATCAGAATAAATCAGAATAAATAAAAATGCTAAAAGCACTAATAATATTTTCTTCTAGTTTTTTGTTTGTTTGTTCTACTACTATTTTTTAAGCTTTGTCTCCTTGTTATTTTTCTTGTAAAAATAGAATAATTGCGATATTCATTTGAGTTTTTATTGAAGAATGCTTCTAAATGTTCCATTGTTTTTTTTGTAATAATTTTATCAATCTCATACTCCTTATGGTCTTTTTCCATATAAACAAATTCATATTTGTTCATATTCTCTTTCATAAAACCAACAAAATCATCAACGTTATAATTTTCCATAATAATTCTACAAAGATGTGTATTGCTATTAATGAACCTTTTAATCATTGTGTCAAAATCTAAATCATGTGTATAAGGCTTAACTTTTATATAATACACATTTTCATAATTCATTTGCGGATAATAGGTATCATCTAAGTAACATATTTCAGCATCTTTTGGAACCTTTGTGCACTTTATTAAATCTTTCATTGATTTATTATGACTAGAACGACAAAATTCTATTCTTTTTCCGTTTATTTTGAAGGCAGATATAATGTGATTAAATATCTTATAGTTCATCTTTGATTCAAAATAATTTTTAATATAATTTACCCATTCTTTAGGACCTTGGTTATTTGTGTAAATCATAACTCCTTGACACTGTTTATTAATCTTTTTTTGTTTTAAAAAATTAAAAATGGTAAAAATATTTGGACGTAAAAATTCTGGAAATAAATCTAATATGCTATTGAAATCTTCTTGTGCCAGAGTTGTTTTATTATCTAAGTGATGTAATTTAAGGTAGTTATTCAATGAATCCCAGAATATTCCAAACTCAACAAAATAACCCATGGTTTCATCCATGTCAAATACTACTATTTTGGATTTATTTAGATGCATCTAAAATAATAAGATATTTTAAATAATCTTAAAAAAGTTATTTTAAGAATATTTTATTGTCCACAATTTATATGTTATCTGGAAAAGTTGGTGAAAAAATAATTTATTCAAATGAAGATAAAAAAATGGAAATGATTAATAAAATTAATCAGCTTAAATTACAACAAATGCGCATTTTAAATTATAAAAGGAACAAAAAACAAGTGTATAATAGTGTTATACCATTGAAAATCTATCAAACATGGCATTCTAAAGATTTACCTGCACGTATGAAACATTCAGTTGAGATAATAAAGGCAAAGCATCCACGTTTTGAGCATATCCTTTTTGATGATAATGAATGTAGACAGTTCATAGCTGCAAATTTTGACAGTGTTGTATTAAAAGCATTTGATTCTTTAATACCAGGTGCTTATAAGGCTGATTTATGGCGTTATTGCATTTTGTATAAAAATGGAGGTATATACTTGGATATAAAATATGCCTGCATAAACTCTTTTAGATTTATTGAATTAACTGAAAAAGAACATTGGGTATTAGACATCAATGGAAATAATATTTATAATGCTCTTATAGCAGTTAAACCAAACAATGAAATTTGTCTTAAATGCATTAATCAGATTGTGGAGAATGTTAGAAACAGATATTATGGTTCTTCATGCGTAGACCCTACTGGTCCTGGTTTAGTCTCTCGTTTTATAGGAGAAGAGAGAAAAAATATTGAACTTGAACATATTTTTAACAAACCAACTGGGGATAAATTTATTCTTTATAAAAATGTTGCTATTTTAAAAATGTTTAAGGGTTATTATGAAGAACAAGACGCAAACAAAAAGGTTATTCATTACGAATTTTTATGGAATCACCGCAGAATTTATAAATAAATGTATAAATTACATTAACTTTTGGAAACGTTCATTTTTCCACCCATCCGCGTCAGAACCAGCGTAAAGATGTTGAATCATTGTTTGGTGAAAACGTTCTGCAATAAAACATATCATTGCACTGTTTTTATAACAAGCATATTGTTTCTTATTATTAAACGTTTTCATGTTGTTTTCTTGTAAATATTTTTCAATACCATCTGTAAAAACACCAGGACCTGTTAAAAAGTGAATAATATGTTCCCCCTTGATAACGGGAATATTTGAAATTCTTTTAATTGATAATTCAATAATAGATTTTAAAATTGGAGAATTTGCTGGTGCAGCAAACGTCCATTGACATAAATGCATAGTATCTTCTTCTGGTGCGCATACCATCATTGTTTCGCAATTTGTAAATATATTTGGATTGCATTTACACATAGCATCTGCATCGGCATATATTCCACCATACTTATATATGATGCAATATCTCCATAAATCTGCCTTCATTACTGGCAAAGGGAGTCTATTATAAACATCGTATATAACATCGCCAAATTCTTCAACCATATCTGTTCTCATGAATTCATCACACATATCATTTGTGTAAAAATAATAACCATATTCAGGCACAAACTGTCTCCAGGTTCTCATTGCAAGTTGCAATTTAGGCTTACTCTTAATATATTGAATGGATTTGTGCGTTTGGAAAATTCTTTTTGGAATTCCAGGTTTCTGTTGTTCTTCTTGTTTCTCTAGGTTTTCGTCCTTTTCAGATATAGTTATTTCCATTTATAATTTATTTTAAGTTATTATTTTTAACTTTTAAACTATAAAATATAAAATATAATTTATATCTTTACATATTGTAATAACTGATATGCCTTATAAAATTACAAAAGCAGATTACTCCAAGATACTTGATTATTATGGATTAACTGGTCCTAAAAGTGCAGAAGATATTAAAACAACCGCTGAAAAAATTTTAGCAAAGAAATTATGTTCTTGTATCAAGAAAGTAGACCCAAGCGCAAATGCCGAACCAAGAACTATTGGTATTTGCACTAAAGCGGTTATAAACAGAAAAGGTTTAACTCGCGGCAAATTCAAATGCAAAAATGGACGCAAGATTGAATTGAAAAAGACAGCAAGGAAACTTACTGTGCCAAAAACTAAAAACAAAACAAAGACACAAAAAAAAGCGTTAAGAGTCGTTTAGCAATTATAAATTATTATCTATCATAATTATATGTCAATGCATAATAAATATGATATTATTATTGTAGGTGGAGGAATTTCGGGGTTATATAGTGCGTATAAAATTCTTAAAATGGCACCAAAAACTAAACTACTAGTTCTTGAGCGCTATAAAAAAAACTGGCTTGGAGGCCGTATTAGCAATGAAATGTTTCAAGGGGTCCAGGTTGTTACTGGCGCAGGAGTGGGGCGCAAAGAAAAAGACTATTTGTTAATTGACCTCTTAAAAGAGTTGAAAATACCATACGGTGAATTTCAAACATCACACAATTACGCAAAAACTATTTCACCGACATGTGACACAAAAAAGTTATTTAATATATTAAAAAAACAATTTAAAGAACATCCGGTAAAAAAAACGTTCAAAGAATTTGCACTACCCATTCTAGGTCCTTTTATGTATAAAAACTTTACTATTTGTGCTGGTTACACTGACTATGAAAACGAAGATGCTCACGATACACTTTTTAATTACGGATTTGATGATAACTTTGATTCCTGGACTGCTCTGCATATTCCATGGAAGCTATTGGTTGATACCATTGCTAAAAAAATTGGATTCCAAAATATTCGTGTGTCAAGTAATGTTACTGAAGTTAAAGAGTTATCAACGTGCAATTTTATTGTTCATACTGAAAAAGATGTTTCTTATTCATGCAATAAGGTCATATTGGCTACTACCATAAGCAGTGTTCAAAAACTCCTTCCTCACGAATCAATATATAAACAAATTCACGGTCAAACATTTTTGCGTTTGTATGGCAAATTTACCAAGGCATCCGCCGATATAATGAAACAATATGTTACTGGATATACTGTTGTACCCGGTCCTTTGAAAAAAATTATACCCATGAATGCGGAGAAGGGTGTCTATATGATTGCCTACAATGATAATGATGACGCCAAGTTTTTAAAAGACCGCTTAGAAAACAAACCAAAAAATAGAGATTATTTTTGCGAGTTACTGGAATATTCTCTTGGAATTCCTAAAGGTGCCCTGAATTTAATTGCTATTAAGGACTTTTATTGGCCAATTGGCACTCATTATTACGAACCTTTGCATGGTCCATTTAAAAACCGTAAAGACTTTATAAAGAAAGCACAAAATCCAATGCCTGGAATGCTTATTGTAGGAGAGATGATTAGCATTAATCAGGGTTGGACTCAAGGTGCTCTTGAAAGCGTGGAAGCAGTTGTTACTAAAAAATGGGTTAGTAGCAACTGTTAAATTTTGAAAGAGTAGTTATTAAACATTTTTGAAAAATACTTAAAAATAACAAAACAAGTAATGTATAAATGCAAAATATTCTTGGTTTGCTTTTTCTTTTCTATTGTGGCGTGAATAGTTTTAACTTTTACGGAGCAACAAGACCTCTTGGTTATTTTGACCCCCTTGGTTTTGCAAAGAATAAGCCAGAAAGCGAATTAGTAAAACTTCGTGAAGCTGAATTAAAACATGGTAGATGGGGAATGATATCTGCAGTAGCAATTCCTGTAACTGAACTAGTTACTCACGAACAAGGTATTCACGTTTTAGATAATGCAGATGCAATTACTGTGTCAGCATTTGTTGGCGCAGTTGCTGCGTCTGAATTACAATCTTTGTTATTAGGTTGGGAGGACCCATTTAAAAGTTCATCAAACTTATTTGTATTGAAGAAAGATTATCAACCTGGAAGTCTTGGATTTTCACTACCCCAGTCATTCTTGGGCAAAGATGAGACGTTTATGTTGGAGGCTGAAGTAAATCACGGACGTCTCGCCATGATTGCTTCATTGGGAATGATAGCGCAAGAACTTGTTACTAATAAGCCCCTTTTCTAAACTATTCAAACACACATTTTAGATATTTTATTTCTTTTCATATGTTATGAAGACAATAAAACGAGCTCATAAAAAAATGGCAAATAAATCAAAAACAAAAAAACAATTTTTATACAATCCTAATAATCCAAAGAAATCGTTTGACGTTTATATAGATAAAAACCCAAAAGACACAATTCATATTAAATATAAAACAATAGAAGACGTTAAAAATACAATTGACAAACTTGAAAAATTATATAAGAATAAAAAATATACACATAAACGAATTTGGCAGGTAGCTATGATTATGAAAGTTCGTTTAAATGTTTTGAAAAATAAAAAACTAGAGCATTACACTTTATCAAAAAAATATTTTGATTTCTTAGGAAAAAGAAGTAAATTAAATGATGACTTGCGATATAAATCTATATTTAAATATTAATTTGAATATAGTTGTTTAGTTTATGTATCTCCTATTATTGCGTAATAACCGTGATAACCAATTGATGCAAAACCCAACATCAATAGTAACTCATATGCATATCTAGGTGTAACTTGTTTATTGTAGCCAATGTAAACCAAAAGGGGACCAACTACAAATATATGGAACAAGTTGACCCATGGATTTTTGCCTGCGTTAACTTTAAGATAAGTCTTATATGCGTGATAAAAAACAATGATAATGCCAAGGGTTAGCAAAATCGGATACATAAATGCGGGCGTATTTGTAGATTTAATTCCTACATACAAGAATAAAGTTCCAACTATCAAAATATGAAACAAATGAACATACAATTCCTTCATTTTATATTATTCATTTATTTATTTTTCTTTGTAAAATATATAAATGTCTACAACACAATCTGCGTTTAACTATTCCAACACACAAACTCATCAAACTGGTGGGAAAAAAACGGTTAGAAAGGTTCTTATTAAGAAGGGAAAAGGTCACAAGAGTGTTAAATATTATAAGAATGGAAAACTCGTTTCAACTGTAAAACGCGGACTAAAACCAGTTGAAGTTGCCTTCATCAAGATTGGTAAGTTTATTCCTGGACTATTCAAGGATTGTCCTTGCAATAAAACAAGAAAACACAGACGTCACTAAATATTATTTTGCAAGATGATCCATTGCCGATAAAAGCACTTGTTCCTGAGCTGTTAGCTTCTGGAATACTAAACACTCATCCATTTTTATCTGATAATGTTT